CCTGCGCCTCGCTGCCCTGCGCCTCGCTGCCCTGCGCCTCGCTGCCCTGCGCCTCGCTGCCCTGCGCCTCGCTGCCCTGCCAGGATGCTACCAGGCGCCAGAGCTGGGCGGCCGTGACTCATATGTCACGCGCCAGGATGCGAGACTTTGCAAAATTTGCTATAGTTTACAGTTGCTTGTGTAGTGCGCCAGGTGCATTGCAAAGTGGTGTTGTAATCTAGCAACAGCATGTGTTGCATCAATGCAACATGCGTCCTGGTGCATGATTGATCTGAATGAAAGGATGTAAGCCGTTGAAATTGCTTGTGTTTCTGGCTTTGGTTCCTTCCGGCCTAGGGCTGCCGGGGGCGGGGAGCGCCGACCCCGACTCTCAACCTGTGTGATTTTTGCAACAGTGACTTTGCAGAGTTTGCAAACCCGGCGGCTTGATTTCCTGAAAATCAAGTCTGTTGGCTTGATGGGTTTGCAAAGTCGCTCGATCTTACCATTTACTGCGCGTAGGCGGTATAATTGATTTGGTTCTATTTCCGGTGTCTTTGCGCAGGATGGGACAGGTGGGACAGGTCGAAAAGTAGTTGTCCCATACGCTGTCCCAAAATTTCTGTTTAATTTCAATGGTTAGGACAGGTGGGACAGGTGGGACAGCTTTTTCTATAGGAGTATCTTTCAGGGTATAATCGACCTGGCGATAAAGCAAAGTGGGAGGTGGAAAAATAAAAAAGGGGAAATACGACAAAGGAGTAAGAAGACCTGTCCCGCCGTCCCATCTGTCCCAAAGGCTCTTTTATCCTTACATTTCATGCACTTACAATGGGACAGCCTATGGGACAGGTAGGGCTTTAGTCTGTCCCGCCGTCCCACTCACAGTTACGCAAGATGAAGTTAAATCAATCATGCAACCAGATGCAAGAAAGCCCGCCACTGTGGGCGGGCCTTCGGAAATGCGTTCAGATCGAAGATTGATCCAGTTAGAACTCGGTGAATGTGACCGGGGCCTCAACTCCATCACGCATGTAGACGCGCTGCCGCCCGTAACGTCGAGTATGGGGTCTTAAAGACATTTGGCGGAAGCCGTGCAACCGACCCAGGGCCTTACCGATGCGTCCCGCCTCGGCCGGGCCGAACTTGGCCGGATCGCCCTTCTCCATTTCGACCCACACCTGAATACCGCACACGAAATCGCGGACCTTCTGCGGGGCGGTCGGATCCAGATCGTCGGCCTCGTCCGCAGCGCCGATCGGTTCGTTCAGCCACGCCTCGATGCGCGCGGCGAGGGCGTCCTCCACCGTGTCCACGCGGCGGCTTTCCTGGAGCATCACCGCTTCCGCCATCGCGTCCTCGGATTGCAGGTAGAGCGGCAGTTCCTTGAGTTTGCAGTTTGCCCGCATCTCGCGATAGAGCAACGTGGCTTCGGCCCAGAGCTGGTCGACCTCCCGTTCCAGTCGATCGGTGTCGATGGGGCCTTCGACGTTGCACTTGATCGGCCAGAACCGCCGGCCGCCGGTGTGGTCGCGCAGGTACTCGTCGTCGTTAGTCGACCCCGAGAAGACGCATTGCCGCGGGAAGTTCCTGGCCCGTTTGTCGTAGGCGAGACGCGCCCGGTCAACGGTGCGGGAGATGAACCCCTTGAGGACGTTCGTGTCAGCTCGCGAGAAGCCTTGCAGTTCGGGGATCTCGATGATCCAGGCGCCTTGCAGGTTTTCGACCATCTGCGCGTTGTTGTGGAAATCGCCGGTCAGTTCCGCGAACCAGTCGCGCGCCAGCACGCGGATGAAGGTCGACTTGCGCTTGCCCTGCAATCCCTCAAGAATCGGCACGAAGTCGAACTTGTGCCCAGGCTCGAAAACGCGGGCTACAGCACCGAGGCAGAACAGCTTGGCCGCCTCGCGGTGGTAGGTCGTATCGTCCGCACCGAGGTAGTCCGTGTAGAGGCTTTCGCAGCGCCCGAACTGCCCGTCGTGGTTGCGGGCGCATTCTTCGAGATATGCCCTGACCGGGTGGAAGCGTTGCATATTTGCAACACCATCAACAGCCGCCTTCAAATCGCGGTCTGTGACCTTCAAAGCGTATCCCCCTTGGGTTCTCGGGGCCTCGATCATGGCCCGGACAGCATGGTCGTTGGAGTCGATCCACAGGGTTCCGTTCACCGGGTCGTTTGCGGTCCATAGCGGGCCTGTCAAGTTGATCACCGGCTTCGCGCTCTCGCGCCGCTTGGCTACCAGGGCGGGCTTGGCGATCAGAACAATGTCCTGGGTGAACTCGTTCAGGGCGATGATGCCGCGCGTCCTGATATCGTGCTGCACGATGAGTTTGATGTTGTGCAGGACGCCTTTCGGGTGGCCTTCCTCGTTGCGATCGAGCAACGTCACCCAGTTGTCGTCATCATCGTCGTCGGAAACCGGCGCCGGGAGGCTCGAAGTGCCCAAAAGCGCGTCCAAATCGTCGGAAATCGTTGAAATTTCGGTAGTTTTCGGCCCCAAAAGCGCGCCCAGATCGTCGGATTCCACCCTTTTTTCCGCCTCGGGGGGCGCGGTGGTAATCTCAGGAAGCGCGCGTTTCAGGCGCACGTCGTTCGCCGTCTGGATCAGCGTACGCATTGTGACCGGGCGCCGGTTGCCCTTGAAGGACTTCCAGACGGTCTTTTGCGTCTTCGGGTCGTATTTTTCGCTCTGCTGCGACCATTCGCACCACTTCTCGAAGCCTTCCTCGCTGCCGCGGAAGTGGTGGTGCAGGGCCATGCCGGTCTGATACCAGGTATCGCGGTCCTCGACCCATTCCTCGGGCAGATCGGTGAGGATCCGGTCGACTTCGCCTTCCGCCAGATCGAGCGGCGCCGTGCGCCATTCGGCCAGGAGGTCGTCTTCGTCCTCGGCGAACATATCGTCGTCGTCCGATCCGGCCGCGCCGAGGCTCGCGATCAGGTCGGCCGGGACCGTGGGGCCGATTCCGAGGTCGAGCATGTCGAAATCGACCGGCCGGGACCATCGGTAGGCGAGGCCCGTATCGGGATGGACGCTGGGCGGGATCACCGCCTGGGCGCCGGTCCCGAGCAGGTCGATCTCCCAATCGTTCTTCTTCACGTCGCGGTTCAACTTGCGATCGAAGACCATCTTGTGTGTCTTCGACTTCGCCAGCTTGGTCTTCCGGAACGGGCGGTCGGTGATGAAGTAGAAGTGGCGACTCTCGCCGCCAGAACCGCTGACGACTTCGGGCAGAGTGTTGCACATTGGCAACAGTTCGAGCAATTTTGCCCGCGCCTCGTCTGCCTTGGACGGGTCGCGTATGTCGAGGTCGATCAGGTGGATGAAGCCCAAAGCCGTCCGCGACGGTTCGCCGAGCCGGATGCCGACGTTGGCGTTGCGGGTGTGCGAGAATTTCAGCGTGTCGAACGTGTGAACTGGTACGGCCGACCAGTTCTCAGCAATCGGGCGTTTTTCGCCGGGTTTCAGCCAATGCAGCGCGGCGCCGGCCTCGATCAAGGGGCGACAGGCGGCGAGAACGCTGTCTAGCGCGAGGGTAGGTGCGGGCATGGCGCCCCTCAGTTCAGGAGGAATTTCAGCAGGTCGTCCTTGGTGAGACGAGCGTCCCCCGGTGCCTTCCCTTCGTTGTCGATTTCGAGGATCCTGTTGATTGCGCGGGGCGACAGGCGGTTTTCGGCGAGCGTCTTGTAGACGGCGAACGCGCTGTAACCCATTGCTTTCGCGAGTATAGCAACGGCGATACGTCCGCCTCGGACGAACTCAGGGAGATTGCGTACCAATAGCGCGTGCAGTTCGGTGTCGTAGTACATCGTGCGCCCGGCCTCGCGCCGCCGGTGGCCTTTGTTCCTGGTTCCGGATCGACGCTTCTTCTGTTCTTCTTGTGCCATGTGCTCGTGCTCGTGCCCGTGAGTGCGTTTCGGGCGCAATTCGCCCGTCAGAAACCGACGCTATACGCTCCTTCGGCGGGAATCAAGTAAAACGTGACTTTGACCAACTTTTGACTTGAAACTTGGTTCGCGCCGTGTTTATAGTCCGCTCATTGTCACCTGCAACGTGAAACTCACCGGAGGACTACATGGCACTGGAACAAGAAGTCGCCGCCCTGCGCGACGAAGTACAGAAACTCACCGCCGTTACCACGAAGCTGCTCGAAGTGCGCAGAGAGGCGATCGAGACCGTGCGCTCGACAGCGGCGCCCGAGAAGAAGACCGTCGCCGAGACGAAGAAGGCGGCCGAGAAACCCGCGCCCGAGAAGGTCGAGGTGTCGGCCGAGGCGGCTCCCGTGAAGGAAGCCGAGAAACCCGCGCCCGAGAAGACGGCCGCCGTTGTGACTCCGACCGAAGCCCCGGCCGAGGACGATCTGAGCGACGGCGCGCTCAAGGCCCACGTCGCTTACTACGTCAACTTCGGCACCAGCGACGACGCGCCGCTGACCAAGGAAGAACGCGAAGCGCGCATGACGAAGGTTCGCGGCGTCCTTGATCACGAGAAGATCAAGGCGAAGACCGTCGCCGAGGTTCCGCAGAACGCGCGCAAGGCGTTCCGCAAGAAGGTCAACGAGTTCATCGCGGAGATCGAGACCAACGGCCCGCTGACGGCTCCCGCCGAAGCCGCTGCCGGCGAAGTCGACGATCTCTGATGGTGAGAGGCGTCCCCGAAAGGGGGCGTCTTTCGTGACGGGCGGCCGGTAGTGGACGATGCGAGGCGTCCGCTGCTGTGACGAGGGCGCCGATAGAGCGTGCCGTCCGTCTCGAAAGACGCAAGGAGGTAGGTAATGAACAGCATGGCGGGAACCCTGGAACCCGGACTTGAAGACGCTGCGCAACGCTACGCTGCGGGCCGCGAGAGGGTAGACTCCATCGTGGACGACACCGGTTTCAACCGCGGGCGTATCTCCCGCGCGGCGGCTAAACTCGGACTGGATACCACCGACCGGAAGCGCGTGATCGCGGGGTTGCGGGAACGCATCGACGCAATGCGTCCGGTCGACGCCGTGGACTTCCTGTTCGACCTTTGCGACCGGCTCCTGGTCGACGAAGGAAACATTCCATTTTCCGGGTTCCGGCAAATGGGTTTCTCGCCGGCCGAGGCGCGCATCCTGAGCGAACTGGATCGGTGCCGCGGGCATCTCGTCCCGCTGCGCGTTCTTGAGGCCGTGAGCAATCCGTCTCGGGATTTCGACGCCGAAGGTTCCAAAGTCCTCAAGGTCTACATCTGCAAGATTCGGGCGAAACTGACGACGATGGACTGCCCTGTCGAGATCACGACGAACTGGGGCGATGGCTACCGAATGGCCGTTCCGCAGAACTACCGCTGGCCGTGGGAATTCGGCAAGTGACCATCCGTCTGCGCCCTTCCTCGCTTACGCGAACCATGCGCTGCACGGCGTCGGTGGCCTTTATCGAGGCACTGGAAGCGCGCGGCCTGATCACAGACGAGGATGACGTCGAGCGGTGGACGGCCGAGGGCACCGTCGCGCATCACGTCCGCGAGGCGTGCCTGTCGCTCGGCTTCGATCCGGTCGATTTCGTCGGGCAGAAGATCGCCCATGCCGGCCATGTGATCGAGTTCACCGACGACATGGCCGAGGCGCTATACGCCGGCATCGACTGGATCCGCGAACACGCCGAAGACCTGCACATCGAAGAGTCGCTCGACCTCGGCCGATGGGTTCCGGGGCAGACCGGCACCGCCGACGCCTGGTGGATTTGGCAGACGACGGTGGGCGAGACCTGGGTCGTGCTGTCGGACCTGAAATTCGGCATGAAGGGCGTCGAGGCGCGCGGCTGCGAACAGCAGATGGCCTACGGTCTCGCGATCATGGACCGGCTCGACTGGCCGACCGAAATCGACGGCCTTCTCGTCAACATCGACCAACCGCGGGCGTTTTCTCCGAGGGAAAGCCTGTCGGGGGAATTCCTCGACACCGGCGAGGACGATCCCGGCCGCGGGATGAAGTTCTGGAAGTGCTCGCTCGACGAGCTGCGCGCGTTCGGCGACCGGCTGCGGCAGACCTGGAACGATATCGTTGCCGGTCACACCTTCTTCGTGCCATCCGTCGAGGCTTGCACCTACTGCCCGGCGCGGGCTGCACGTCCCGAGGCCGGCTATCTCGGGTGCCCGGCCTACAACAACTGGATGAAGCGGGAACTCGACGCCGTGGACGCCGGGGCGGGCGGCGATGCGTGGAGGATTCCGACCAACGAGGAATTCACCGCAGAGTACCGCTACCGCCTGGTGCGGCGGCGCAACGAGATCACGAAATGGCTCAAGGAACTGGAAGCCGCGAGTCTCGAGTCCGCGCTCGCCGGTCAGCCGGATCCCGGCTCGAAAGTCGTCATGGTCTCTGGTGGCGGGCGTACCTACCGCAGCGAACGGCGGGCCGAAATCGTGCTGCGCTCGGCGCTCGGCGAAGGGGCCTTCAAACCCAAGGCCCTGATCGGGATCACCGAGGCGCAGAGGCAGTTGAAGCCGGGCCGCGCGAAGAAGGGCCACCCGCGGGAATGGGCGATGCTCGAAAAGTTGCTCGTTGCGCCGCCCGGCAAACCGTCGCTGGCGCCGGCCGAAGACAAGCGGTCGGGCGTCGATATGAGCGTGTTCAACCTGGACGATTTGGAGGACTGACCATGATCGAAGCGCGGTTGCGCTTCGTCGGGCAACTAGCCTGCAACAACCAGCAACCGGAGACCTGAAACATGGCAACCAAACCCTCCGTCGAGGAACGCGGCGACGGCCGCACGGTCCAACTCAAGGGCGTGCGCCTGTCCTACTGCGACAGCCTCAAGGACAAGAAGCCGACGACGAAGGACGGCAGCGGCAAGCTCAAGCACACCGTCAACGTCATCCTCGACCCGGCCTCGAAATATTTCGAGGAAAACAAGCAGAAGTGCGTCTCGGCGCTCGAAGCGGCCGGCGAGCAGTTCAAGAAGAAGCCCGGCCTGTTCCGCTCGCTCATGGAAGACGAGTGGAAGCGGTGCTCGTTCCGCAAGGGCGAGCGCATGAAGAATGCCGATGGCGTCGTGCGCGAGCACTACAAGGGCACCTACTGGATCGCCGGCGCGGGGCCGAAGGCGGGCGAGAACCGCCCGGTCATCAAGGGTCGCGACAAGCGGATCATCGGTTACGACGAAATCCTGGACGTCTGCTACGGTGGCGTCTTCGCCGACGTCGTGATCTCGTTCTACGGCACCGACAAGGGCGGTTCGGACGGCATCTTCAACTCGGTGGAGGTCATCCGGTCGCATGAGCGGGGTGATCGCTTCGCCGAGGGCGGCGGCGTGCATGTCGACGACGACGACTTCGACGACCTGGACGACGACGACGATTTCCTCGGGGCCGGCGGCTCGTCGTCGGGCGGCGATATCGACCTCTGAAACCGCCAACTGGGGCGGGCTTCGGCTCGCCCATTTTTCACGTTTAAGGTGAAACTCTCGAATGATCCTCGTTTCCGACAGCCTGACCGCCCTTCGCCAGATGCCGGATCAATCCGTGCATTGTTGCGTCACGTCCCCACCCTACTTCGGGCTGCGTGACTACGGCGTGGACGGGCAGATCGGCCTTGAGGATACACCTGATGCCTACGTCGATCGACTGGTAGAGGTTTTCCGCGAGGTCAGGCGGGTGCTGCGCGACGATGGGACGCTGTGGCTGAACCTCGGGGACAGTTGGGCAGCGAACCGCACCTACCAGGTCGAACAGAAGAAGGGCGGCCCGAAGCACGGTGCCGGGCAAGGTGCCGGTGGACGCGGACAGCGGGCAGCCGACTACGGTCTCAAGCCTAAAGACCTGATCGGGGTGCCCTGGCGCGTCGCCTTCGCCTTGCAAGCGGACGGCTGGTATTTGCGCCAGGAGTTGATCTGGGCGAAGCCAAACCCGATGCCGGAATCGGTGCGCGATCGCTGCACCCGCGCGCACGAACAGATTTTCATGCTCGCCAAGAGCGGGAAGCCGACGATTTGGCGGGCGTCAGATACCGGGGAGTGGTCGCATTCACCGGACCTGTCAGAACGGCTGTCGGCGCCGACCGATGAGAAAGCCGAGGCCACTAAGCCCCGGTGGCGCGGGTTCGACTACTTCTACGACGGCGACGCGATCAAGAATCCGCCGAGCGAAGACCTGCTTAAACAGGTTGCCGAGGGTTACAACGGCTCTGACACCAAGGATTTTGCCGCCGGAAAGGCGCAGTCCGCGAGCGGCACGAAGTCTCGCATCATCGAAAACGCTCGCAAGAAAATCGACAAACAGCGCGGGCACAACCGGCGTCACGCCGGCTTCAACGAGCGGTGGGATGCACTCTCGAAATCTGAGCAGGCTGCCCTCGGCTCGAACAAGCGTTCCGTCTGGACCGTGGCACCGAAGCCTTTCAAAGAGGCCCATTTCGCCACCTATCCGCCCGACCTGATCGAGCCGTGCATTCTCGCAGGCTGCCCGGTCGGTGGGACCGTGCTCGATCCGTTCTTCGGCGCCGGGACGACCGGCCTCGTGGCGCAGAGCAACAACCGCAAGTGGATCGGGATCGAACTGAATCCGGCTTATGCCGAGATTGCACGCCGCCGCCTCGGCATCCCCGTCCCCGTCCCCGTCGTAGACGACGAACTCGCGAGGTTGCTGGGATGAGGCAGTATATCCCCCTTCGCGTTGTGCCTCTTGAATTGAAGGAGGCGAACGCACTCGTTGCGACATTGCATCGCCACCATAAGCCGTGCGTCGGGCATCGGTTTTCTCTCGGCGTTATCGCTGATGACGGAACTCTTAGGGGGGGCAGCCATTGTCGGCAGGCCGGTCGCCCGCATGGTTAACCCGAAGGAAGTGCTTGAGGTTACGAGACTCGTAACGGACGGAACGAGAAACGCTTGCTCGATGCTTTACGGAGCGTCCGCGAAGGTCGGGAAGGCTCTCGGCTACCGTAAAATTCAGACCTACATTCTCGCCGATGCAGAAGACGGCACGTCACTGAAAGCGAGCGGATGGGTTTGCGAAGGGACGGCCGGCGGCGGCCAATGGAAACATACGGACGGAAAGCCGCGTCGAACAGATCAACCTACGGAATTGAAGACACGGTGGTCGAGACTCCTGAACGACCGGCCGTATGTCCCCGTCACCGTACCTGAAACCGACGAACTCGCGAGGCTGCTGTGATGAAGCAATACCTCGTCGATATCGAGTGCTATCCTAATTTCTTCTACATCGGGGCCAAACTCGACGGGGAAGAAAAACGAGCCGGCTTTGAATTGTCCGACCGCGCGACCTTCGACCGGGCGTGGATGCGTCGCTTCCTGACACGCAAGGTCACGATTACATTCAATGGCTTGACCTACGACCTGCCAGTGGCGATCTACGCCTGCACCGAGAAGGAGAACGGCGAGTATCCGACCCTGAGAGAAATCAAGGACGTCTCCGACCGCATTATCCTCGGTCGCGTGAAATACTGGGAGGTCGATCAGGTCATTGGCTTCCGGCTTCCTTACGGAATTCCATCCGTGGATTTGATCGAACCGCAGCCGAACCCGTTCGCCAGTCTCAAGATCCTGAACGGTCGGCTGCACGGCAAGCAGATGCAGGACTTGCCGTTCGACCCGGATCGCGAGTTGACGCACGAGGAAATGGACCTCACGGCCCATTACTGCCTGCACTCAGACCTGGACGCGACGCAGAATCTCTGGGACGCGATGAAGGAGCCGATCGAACTGCGCGTGGCGCTGTCCGAGGAAATCGGCGTCGACCTGCGCTCGAAGTCGGACACCCAGGTCGGCCTGGCGATCATCAAGCACCGCGCCGAAGCCTTGCTCGGGCATCGTCTCGACCGGCCGACCGTGAAACCCGGTTCGACCTTCCGCTACAAGGCGCCGGATTTCATCCGGTTCACGACGCCGCAGCTTCGCGACATTCTCGACCGGATTCAGGCGCACACCTTCGTTATCCGCGATGACGGCAAGGTGGACCTGCCGAAATGGCTCTCGGACATGCCGATCACCCTCGGCGAGTCGACCTACAGCATGGGCATCGGCGGGCTGCACAGCACCGAGGCGAATCGCGCCGTGGTGGCCGACGACGAATTCGTGCTGATCGACGCCGATGTGGCCTCCTACTACCCCGCGATCATCCTTTCCCTCGGCCTGTATCCCGAGACGATCGGGCCGAAGTTCCTCGACATCTACCGCGGCATTCGCGACGACCGGGTGAAGGCGAAGAAACGAGCGAAGCAACTCAAGGACGAGATCAAAGAACTCGAACGCGAACTGGCGGAATTGGAGGGGAATTCCGATGGCTGAAACCTACCATCCGAGGGGGGTTCTCGTAGACGGCTACCGGGTGCGTGAGCATCCACTATATGTCGTATGGGCGAGCATGAAAGCGCGTTGCTCCAATCCAAATGCAGAGAATTACGAGAATTACGGTGGCCGCGGGATATCTTATTGCGCTAGGTGGCGACATTTCGCGAAGTTCGCGGAAGATATGTTTCCGACCTACGAACCCGGTCTGACGATTGAACGAATTGATAATGGACTGGACTATTCCCCTGAAAACTGCCGGTGGGCAGATCGAACAGAACAGTGTTTGAACCGCCGAAATTTCAAATCAAACTCAACACCTTACCCTGGTGTCAATCTGTTACAGAACGGCTCTTATTTAGCCCGCTACCAAGAATACGGATTGCGGGCGAATCTTGGTCGTTTCGACACGGCCGAAGCTGCGCGAGATTACCGAGAACTCTTCATCGAGAAGTATGCCGTCGACCCGAAGGCCGCGATGAAAATGACCGAACGTCGAGAGCGCCGGGATTCGTCGACTGGTGTCAAGGGCATCACGTTTCACGAAAAACACGGGAAATATATCGTTCGGGAGACAACTGGTGGGAAGCGAGTTTACGTCGGTTCGGCTAAAACTCTGAACGCCGCCATTGTGCTCCAAGAGGGATTCCGCCGTGGATAAAATTGCCGAAATCAAGGCTCGCATCGCGGCCAAAAAGGCCGAATTGCTTTCAGTTCAAGCCAAGGACAAAGGTTATAAGGTGTCATTGAACGGCTGCTTCGGATCGTTGGGCAGCCGGTTCTCCTTCGTCTATGCCCCGCACCTGATGATCTCGGTCACGTTGACCGGCCAGCTCGCACTTCTGATGCTGATAGAGCGAGCCGAGACGGCCGGCATCCCGGTTGTCAGCGGCAACACGGACGGCGTGGTATTCCGCCTCCCCCGCGACGATTTCGAGGGGATCGAGAAGGACCGGCTCCTTGGTGGCCCGCTCGCCGAAATCACTTCTACCTGGGAGCGAGAGACCGGCTTCGACCTCGAATTCAACGAGTATGCGGCGCTCTACAACCAGTCGGTCAACTCCTACTTCGCGATCAAGGCCAATGGCGGCCACAAGCGCAAGGGTCCGCTCGCGAACCCGTGGTCGAGCGACCCGGCCGACAACGACCTGCGCGGCCAGTTGATGAAGAACCCGCAGATGACGATTTGCTCGGACGCAGCCCTCGCCCGGATCAAGCACGGCACGCCGCTGCGCGACACGATTTTCGGGTGCCGGGACATTCGGCAGTTCATCACCGTCATCAAGGTCACAAAGGGCGCGACCTGGCGGGGGAAATATCTCGGCAAGACGATCCGCTACTACTGGTCGACGGACGGCGAGGCGGTCTACGAGGACGCTCCGAACGAGGCGACCGGCAACTACAAGAAGGTGCCGAAGACGGACGGGGCGCGCGAACTGATGCGCCTCCCCGACGAGTTCCCCGACGATATCGACTACGAGCGGTACGTCGAGGAAGCCGACCGGATCCTGCACGAACTCGGCTTCTATGGTGCCCCTGAGCCGCAGATGAGGCGCATTCGCCTTACCAAAGCGAACAAGTTCCACGTTCTCAGCGAATGGATGGTGGCAGCATGAGTGATCCGAACCGATACGCAGGCGTCTGCATCCGCTGCGGTCATCGCGTCGAGGCGTGGGCCGGATGCCATACTTTCGGCAACGCGACGAAGCCCTACCCGTGGCCGCAGTACCGCTACATGCGGAATATCAACATCGTCGAGCACAAGTCCTGCCATGAACGGTGGGCCGGCACGAGCCGTCACCATTTGTTCGATCCGCTCGGGGGTGAAGCGTGAGCGAGTTCAAGATGACGAGCACCCGCGAGTCTACGGTCGAGGACGCGGTGATTGCCTGGGCCGAGAACCACGGCTGGGTGGTGCGCCTGATGAGTTACCGCGGGCGCCGGGGGTGCCCGGACAACTTCTTCTTCGGCTTCGGTGTCGTGCTCCCGATCGAGTTCAAGAGTCCGAAAGGCGAACGGTCGGCCGCACAGGTCCGCGAGCACGCACGTCTCGCGCAAGCCGGCGTCAAGGTGCCCACATTCGACCGCGCGGACGAGGCGATCGAATACCTGCGAAGTTACATGCCGTGGCGGTGAACTTGCGACCGGCATCCATGCTGCGCGAGCAGCAGCGGTTGATCGTCGATGAGATGCTGCGCCACGACGCCCGCCTCATCATCTCCAAGATGGGATCCGGCAAGACCGGCGCCACGCTCACGACGCTGCGCCGACTATTCGACGAGTTCTCCATCCGGAAGGCCCTGATCATCGGCCCGAAACTGGTGGCGCAGGAGACATGGCCCGAGGAAATCCGCACCTGGGCGCACACGAACTGTCTCTCCTACGCCGTCTGCGTCGGCACCGAAGCGGAGCGAAAGGCGGCGCTGCGGCAGGACGTGGAAATCACCATCGTCAACAAGGACGTTCTCCCTTGGCTCGCCAAGCAGATCGGGAGAGTGGACCGCTGGCCGTGGGACTGCGTGATCGTCGACGAGTCGTCGATGTTCAAGGCGGGAAAGAAGCGCACGACGCGATCCAGGGTCAAGAAGAAGGACGGGACCGTCAGCATCCGCAAGGGCGGCAACATGACCCGTTTCGGCGTTCTCGCCGCCGCCAGGCGGAAGATTTCGCGCATCTACCTCCTGACCGGGACGCCGCGGCCGAACGGCATCGGCGACCTGTGGGGGCAGATTTATCTTCTCGACCAGGGCGAACGCCTCGGACGAACCCAGACCGCATTCCGCGACCGTTGGTTCGACGTGAACCGCTACACGCACCAGATCACGCCGAAGCCCGGTGCCGAGGCCGAGATCACGGCGGCGTCCCAAGACCTGATGGTGACGATCCCGTCGCCGCAGCTCGTTCCCGATCCGGTGTATGTGCCGGTGCGGGTGAGACTCCCGTCGAAGGTGATGGAGCACTATCGGGAGTTCGAGCGCGAACTGTATTCGGAACCCTACGACGTGGAGGCCGTTTCGAAGGGTGTGCTTGCCAACAAGCTGATGCAGTTCGCCAACGGCAGCATGTATCGGGAAGACGGTTCCACGGTCGAGGTTCACACCGAGAAACTGGACGCGCTTGACGAGTTGATCGAGCGGGCCGCAGGGGATCCGGTGCTGATTTTCTACGGCTTCAAGTTCGACCTTGAGGCGATTCGGAAGCGGCACCCGGATATCGTTGTGCTGAACGAGTGCAAGACTGCCGTTCAGGACTGGAACGCGGGCCGGATCAAGAAGTTGGTGGCACACCCGGCCTCGTGCGCTCACGGTCTGAATCTTCAGTACGGCGGGCACCTTGCCATCTGGTTCGGCCTCACCTTTTCCCTGGAACTCTACCAGCAAGCGAACGCCCGCTTACCGAGACCTGGGCAGAAGGATATCGTTGCCATCTACCAGATCATCGCCGAAGGTACTTATGACGAGATCGCTCTTGAGAACCTTGCCGCGAATGGCGCGTCGCAGGAGAAGATGATCCTGGCGTTGCTCGCGAGGCGCGAACGAACAGTAACTAAAGTATAATTGATTTGACGACCGATTCGCGTTAATTTCAATTTGGGTTTGAAATGCAAGCCTGAGTGAGTGGGTGGGAGAGACAAAATGCTCAATACCGAAGCGGAAGGGAAGGTGCACCACCCTGAGTTTGCGCAGAGGTTCCGGCAGGCTTGCGACAGCAACCCTCTGGTTCCGGCGCCGAACTACGGTCGGCTGCAATGGATCGTCGATCAACTCGACAAGCGGTTTGACGTGCAGGTCACGCCGGAGTCCGTCCGCAAGTGGCTCTATGGTGAGACCTTGCCGCGGAAGCAGGCAATGAGTGCCCTTGCCGCGATCACCGGGCAGGATGAAGCGTGGCTTGCGCTCGGCACCGGGCGGCTTCTGAACTCGACTTTCACGTTTAACGTGGACTCTTTCACGTTTCTGCACTAAGGTCCGACTCTCACAACGAGGGTCGGATTTTGCGTTTCGGATCGGTTTGCAGCGGCATCGAAGCTGCCAGCGTCGCGTGGCATGGTCTCGGCTGGGAGCCTGCGTGGCTCGCGGAAGTCGACGTGGCCGCCGCGAACGTGCTTTCCCATCGCCTCGGGGCCACGGCGCCACGCTTCCCGCTTCCGAAGACCGAGACCGCCATCGCCAAGATGCGCTGGGGCGATCGCGTCACGAACTGGGGCGACATGACGAAGTTGCCCGATCTCGTGCGCACGGGCGAAGCCGAGGCTCCGGACGTGTTCTGCGGGGGGTGTCCGTGCCAAAGTTTCAGCTTGGCGGGGCTGCGCCGTGGCCTCGACGACACCCGCGGCAACCTAACCCTGACCTTCGTTGAGATCGCAAACGAAATCGACCTCAAGAGGGCAGAGAATGGCGACGAGCCTTGCATCATTTTCTACGAGAACGTCCCCGGACTTCTCAGCGACAAGACCAATGCTTTCGGCTGCTTCCTTGCTGGACTTGCCGGCGAAGACGTGCCACTTGAGCCGTCAGGGAATCGGTGGTCGGACGCTGGTTGTGTCGTTGGACCCCAAAGGACAGTCGCGTGGCGGTCCCTCGATGCCCAATATTTCGGCCTGGCCCAACGACGCGAGCGTGTGTTCGTTGTCGCAAGTGCTCGTGAGGGGTTCGATCCCGTCGAAATACTTCTTGAGTTCGAAGGCGTGCGCCGGGATTCTGCGCCGAGCCGAGAAGCGTGGCAAGAAACTGCCGGAACTCTTGATGCGCGCTCTACAGGCGGCGGTTTCCCAGGAACCGATGGAGCCTGTAGCGGGCACGACGTGCCCGCTGAACGATCTGGACGCGCTGTTGGGTTGACGACGGAGCAGACCCCGAAGTTCTCCGAAGACGTCGCCCTCACGCTAACAAAGCAAAGCCCTTCCGGGGGAGGCCAACCGCAAGCCGTGGTCTACCCGCAATGGTGGGACGGCTCGCCCGTCAGCCAGACGCTCGACGCTGTTCTCCACAAGGGCCAGACCATGCCCGAGAAGAACCGCTTCCCGGCCGTGTTGCAACCCATTCCGATCGACACGACGCAGATCACCAGCCCGTCGAACTACAGCAACCCGAAGCCTGGCGCCCCGTGCCATCCGCTCGCATCGGGGACGCATCCGCCCGCGATCGCCTTCCACCCGACGCAGGATCCGATTTCCAGCGTGGACCTGTCGCACGCCCTTGGGTGCGGTTCGTCGAGCGGCCAGGCGAGCATCGCCATCGCCTTCTCGTCGAAGGACTACGGGGCCGACGCGACCGAGGAACTGGCACCGACGATGCGGGCGATGGGGCACAAGGACTCCCATCCGAACGCCGGCGGGCAACTCGCCGTCTGCGTCACCGGCGACCGGACGCACGCCCCGAATACCGCGAACAACGGCAAGGGCTGCTCCGAGGACGGGACCGGCCGAGGGGTGCCTACGGTTGCGGGTTATTTTGAGGTCAGAAATGGGGATGCCTACCAAGCCGACGCCAGTTCGCTTTTGTCAACATTGCGGCAGGCAGTTGGTCAGAAAGCGTATGTCGAATGGGGAATTGCTGTCCTTGCTGCATTTCGGTCGCCAGAAATATTGCGATCGTGGCTGCATGGCGCAAGCCTTCGAAGCGAAACCGAAAAAGTCAGACGTAGGCTGGATGACAGCGCATTATCATGCACGCAAGGCGTCCCCGGAGACTTGCTGCGTCAGGTGTGGGAGCACGGCCCGGACGGACGTACATCACAAGGACGAGGATTGGCGAAACAACTCGCCGGAAAACCTGGAGAGGCTTTGTCGGTCCTGTCACATCAAGGAACATCGGACTCCTATATTCTGCGAAGTTTGCGGGAAGCGTCAGAAGGCGTTCGGTTACTGTTCCAAGCACTATCAGAGGTTCACCAGGTGGGGCGATCCGAGACTTGTCATGCGCAACGGGAATCTATGTCGGTCAGACGACTAATGCCTGTTGAGGCGGAACGTCTGCAAGGTTTTTTGGACCGATGGACCGCCGTTCCGACGACACCTGTCTCTGAGGCGAATCAGAAAAAGGCGCGCGAGGCGATGGCAGCGGGCGACCCGTCGTTCTGCGAGATCGACGGGACGATCTTCAACATCGCCGCCGATGGGCCGCGCTACAAGCAGCTCGGCAACTCGTGGGCGGTCCCGGTCGTCACCTGGATAGGTGCCCGCATCGACCGGCATGTCCGCGCGCTCGATTCGCGCACGGTTGCCGCTGCGCTCGATCCGGCAGCAATCGCCTGGATGACGGCCGCTTAACTCCATTCGTCCCAATGTGTCCCGCCCGATGACGGTATTATTGCCGGTAGGGGTTCGCCTAACGAATTGATTTTATTAGATATGTGACTCCCCTACGGGCTGCCTACAACTCGGCCGAATATTGGCCCGAGCGCGTGCGGATGATGACCTGGTGGAGTGACTACCTCGAAGGGCAGCGGGGCCTTGGGGAGCTGTTGGGGTGAGCGCGGAAGGCGGCATCCTTCACTTCTCTGCGTGGTGTCAGGCCCGTTCGTCGTTATCCGAGGCTTCCACGCTCACCGTAAACTGCGGGTAGGGTGTATTGCGGCTCCCGCCTTCCGCTTGTTCCGACACCCTCGGCATGACCCCTAACCGGCATCGGGATCAACATTTCTCCTATCGCCACGAGGCAAGAGGCCGGTAGAAAGACAAGTCGAATGCGACGCCGCCCAGCATCGCGCTCAGGAGGCCGACAATGCTGTACCGGCCTACGCCGCATTCGTGAGGGGCATCCCTACGGGTGAGATCGTATTCTGGCAAGACCAAACTTTACGATTCGAACTGGATGCCCCACAAGAAGGCGGGTGCCCATATTCCTATCATCGCAATACTTGCTTGTCACGCGAAAAGTGATATTGTGCCTTCGACTCATCGGAGGACACGATGCAAGAGAAACGCCAACTTCGGCTCGGAGAGGTCATCCGGAAGACTGGCCTTTCCAAGAGCGAAATCTACCGCCGGATCAAGGAAAGCCGCTTCCCGCGGCAGGTTCGCATCTCCTATCGGATTTCCGTCTGGCCCGAGGCTGCCGTGGACGACTGGATGGAGGCGCAGGGATGAGCGACGACCTCGACGATCTTCTTGGCGGCAGCGCCTCCGAGGAACCTGTCCATGTCGGCTCGTTCCGCAAGCCGGTGGGGATCACCTTCCTGGCGCAAGTGCTCGGGAAGCAGCCCTACCAGATTCGCGCCCGTCTCTCGCGCTGCCCGGCGAAGGAATGGGTGAAGCACAAGGGCGTCGACACGCCGCTCTACGATTTCCTCGAAGCCATGTCCTATCTCGTGCAGCCGCGCGGGAACATCGAGGAATGGTTTGCCTCGAAGAACGCCGCCAGTCTGCCGCCCTACGTCAACAAGATGTTCTGGGACTCGGCCCACCAGCGGAACCGCGTCATGCGAGCCTCGAACGACCTCTGGCACACGGACGAAGTGATGCAGGTCTTCGGCCGCGTGGCAATGATGATCAAGGAAGAAGTCCGCATGTGGGTCGAAGACCTTCCTGGCAAGGAAGACCTCACCAACGAGCAGTACAACTCCATTGTCGATTCCAGCAACGAACTGCTGGTCAGCATCCGCGAGAAGCTGGTCGACATGCCGTCCGTCTCGTCGACGGATGCGTCCATGTCTCGGACGATCGAGGAAGAACTGGACAGCGGTGGCGGGATGCCGATCGAGGACGCGGCGGAATGAAAACCATCGCCGTCACCGGCCATCGCCCCGAGAAAGTCGGCGGGCATGGGATCACCGCGCGCCGGGCGCTCGGGGCCTTCGCCGCCGAACAACTGCGCCTCATGGCACCCGATCACGTCATCACCGGAATGGCCCTCGGGTGGGATCAGGCCGTCGCCGCCGGTTGCATTCTTCTTGGTATCCCGTTCACGGCGGCGGTCCCCTTCGAGGGGCAGGAACGACGCTGGCCTACCGAGGCGCAAGAACGCTACCACCGGCTGCTTTCCTTCGCAGACCGACGTGTCGTCGTATGCGACGAATTCACGCCGGCCGTCCGCGCCTTGCAGACGCGGAACGAGTGGATGGTCGACCACGCCGAGACGGTGATCGCGTTGTGGGACGGTTCGTTCGGCGGAACGCACAACTGCATCACCTACGCGCGGAAGAAGGGTGTCCCTGTCACGAACCTGTGGGTCCGCTGGCAACCCGAACTGATGGACCTTTTGGGATGAAACCCCCCAAGCCGAAAAAGCAGATGCGGCCTCCGACCATTCGCGAACTGGTCAAGGAAGCCCGCTATCCGACGCTTGAACATATTGCATCGGCGGCCTTCTCCGAGATGGTGCCGCCAGTGCGCATGAGCGTGTCCGAGGCGGCCTCGAAATTCATGCGGATGGGTTCCGGCACCGGCAACTCGACGCCCTGGTCCCCGCTCAAGACGCCCTATCTCGTCGAGCCTATGAACACGCTCACCGACCTCAACCATCAAGGCATGGTCTTCGTCGGCCCCGCGCGGACGGGCAAATCCGTGGCCGGCCTCGGCTGGATCGCGCACACGGTCATCACCGATCCCGAGGACATGATGTTCGTTCAGATGGACCGGGAGAACGCGCGGAAGTGGTCGAACGGCGACCTCGAACGGTTCCTGCAAGCCTCGCCCGAGGTCAGGCGCCGCCAGCTCACACGCCGCGAGGACGACAACACCTTCGACAAGACCTTCCTGTCGGGGATGCGCCTGCTGATAACCTATCCGACCGCCAACAACCTGTCGAACATCACGGTCGGCAAGGTGTGGTTGATCGACTACGAGCGGATGCCCGATCTCGTCGACGGCGAAGGCACGCCATTCGACATGGCGCAGAAGCGGACGCAGACCAAGGGGCGGTTCGGGATGACGGTGGCGGAGGCGTCGCCGAATCCGCACAAGGAGATCATGGATCCGAAGTGGGTTCCCGCCACGCCGCACGAGGCGCCGCCGATCCGCGGAATTTTCGAACTCTACAACCGCGGAGACAAGCGGCGATTCTACTGGAAGTGCCCGAGTTGCGCGGAGTGGTTCGAGCCGGATTTCAAGCTGCTGAACTGGGGCGGCCACACCGACCCGATTCTCGCCAAGGAAGCGACCGTGATGGTCTGTCCGCATAACGGCTGCATCATCCGACCCGGCGAGAAGATGAAACTGAACCTCGGCGGCCGGTGGGTGCCGGATGGCGCCAGGTTGACGCATGACGATCGTCTTGAACCGATCCCTGGAATGCAGATCGCGCGCTCCGATATCGCCTCGTTCTGGTTGAAGGGACCGGCGGCGGCCTATCAGCCGATGGGAGAACTCGTCGTCAAGTACCTGCGGGCGCAGAAGGCACTCGAAGATACAGGCGACGACGGCCCGCTGCGGACGACGATCACGACCGACCAGGGCGGGTTCTATATCCCGGCGCACCGCCTCTCCGAGCGTGTCCCCGAGCAGTTGAAGGAGAAGGCCGAGCCGTGGGAGGAAATCGACGGCGAGCCGGTCGTTCCATTCGACGTGCGCTTCCTGATCGCCACCGTCGACGTGCAGAAGACCTGCTTCGTGGTTCAGATCAACGGCTTCATGCCGAACGGAGACCTCGCCATTGTCGACGGCTTCAAATTCCGTCTGTCGAACCGCCGGGACGGCAACGACGACCGGCTTCCGATCGACCCGTTCGCCTACGCCGAAGACTGGGAAGTGCTCGACGAGTTGCTGACTCGATCCTATCCGCTCGCGGACGGTTCCGGGCGGCGGATGCGGATCCGGGCTGTGGGCTACGACACCGGCGGCGGCGAGGGTGCAGCGGCGAACGCCTACAACCACTGGCGGCGCCTCCGCAAGATCGGCGATGGCTCGCACACACGGTTCATCCCGCTCAAGGGTGAACCGAGCAAGATCGCCCCGGCGGCGCGCACGACCTGGCCTGATTCCCACAAGAAGGACAAGCACGCGATCGCCCGCGGCGATATTCCCGTGCTCCTGCTGAACTCGAACAAGTTGAAAGACCGCGTGTCGCAGATGCTCGCGCGGCGCGTCAACGAGGAAGACGCCGACGATGTACGGGGCGGAATGATCCGCTACCCGGATACATCGCCTGACTGGTTCTACAAGCAGATGACGACCGAAATCCGCACAGACAAGGGGTGGGAGAACCCGGCGAAGCGGCGCAACGAGGCGTTCGACCTGACCTACTATGCTATTGGTATCGCCATCCGGCCGGTCGAGAAGATGGTCCCATTCGTGCATTTCGGCGCCGAGAGGCTGAATTTCTCCGACCCGCCGATCTGGGCCGACGAGTGGAACGCGAACGAGTTCGTTTTCGGCAGGGATGACGGGGACACCCAACCTGTCGGAGCGGCCCGGAAGCGACAATCCTTCGCCGACCTGGCGAAGAAACTGGCCTGATGCTCACGTTTTGCGGTATCATCACGTTTTAGTTGCAATGTTCGTTTGGTTCCTGTAAGACTTGGCTTGAAACTTGGAGAGGGCACCCCCTTGGCGCTGACTACAGCCGAAAAACTGGCCGAGGCCCGCGACGCCTATCATCGCCTGATGACGGGCGAACAGGCCGTGGAAGTAAGGGACAGTGACGGTTCGAGCGTGAGGTACACCCAGGCGAACGCAAGCCGTTTGCGCACCTACATCAAGGAACTTGAAGCCGAACTCGCAGGCTCAACCCGGCCGAGCGGCCCGCTGCGTCCGGTGTTCGGGTGATGGTGATGGATTCGACTCTCCAAGAACTGCTGGGCGGTCCTGTGGACGTCCTCCCCGCGGGCGGCGCGGCAGAGCCGGTCCCGGTTCAACTGGCGGCAGGAACCGGGACCGGCGGCGTGGCTCACGACGGTTCCAAGACACTGAGCGACCTCGGCATGTGGCGTCCATCGCTCCGCTCGGCCGACGCCGACATTCTGCCCGAGAAGGCGACGATCGACGCCCGCGCCCGCGACATGGTGCGCAACGACGCGCTCGTGGCCTCCGGTGCGACGATCTGGAAGGATTCCATCGTCGGCGCTCGCTACATGCTCAATGCGCGACCTGCGACAAAGGTGCTTTTCGGCAAGGAAGACGACACCTGGGAGGAAGAATTCCAGGAGGAAGTCGAGACCAAATTCTCTCTTTGGGCGGAAAGCCCGAAGCACTGGGCCGACGCCCGTGGTATCGGCACGTTGACCGATATCGTGCGACTCGCCGTGGGCGTCTATGTCGCCGGCGGCGAAGTGACCGGGATCGCTGACTGGATGCCGGGCGTCGGACGCCCCTACCGCACCGCGTTCCAGATGATCGACTCCGATCGCCTGTGCAATCCGACCGACTATCATCTCGGCACCTACCCCTACATGCGGAACGGCGTCGAGGTCGATACCAAGGGTCGCCCCATCGCCTACTGGTTCCGCAATTCGCACCCCTCAGAAGGTCCGTTCCATGACTACGGCGACCTGTCGCGGCAGAAATGGACGCGGATTCCGGCGAACCGCCCGTGGGGGCGAGACAACGTGCTGCACGTCTATGAGCAGATGCGTCCAGAGCAATCGCGTGGTATCTCGATCCTGACCTCGGCACTAACCGAGATGCGGTACACCAAGAATTTCCGCAAGACGCAGCTCCAGAAGGCCGTGATCGCTGCAACCTACGCCGCGGCCTTCGAGGCCGAACTTCCGGACGACGTGGTGTCGGCCGTGGGCGCCGGGGCGGCAGCGGACGGCAATCCGACGACGCAATGGATGCTCGATTACCTTGCATCCGTTCAGGAATATTCCGGCGGTTCGAAGAACCTGCATATCGACGGCGCCGCAATCCCGATCCTTCCACCCGGCATGAAGTTGAATTTGCAGAATCCAGGCGCGCAAGGGCCAGAAGACGAAGCCTTCATGGCGAACCTGCTGCGCTACATCGCGTCGGCGCTCAACCTCTCCTACGAGCAGTTCTCGCGGGACTACACCAAGACGAACTACTCGTCGGCTCGCGCCTCGATCGGTGAAGCCTGGAAGTCGATGCAGTCGCAGAAGCGCATGGTGGCCGACCGCGTGGCGTCGTTCATCTACCGCCTGTGGCTGGAAGAAGCCATCAACCGGAACGACCTTGACACGCTCAAGCGTGCGAACGTCCCGAATTTCTACGACGGTCTGAACGCCGAAGCCTACTCGCAAGCCGACTGGATCGGTGCCGGCCGCGGCATGATCGACCCACTGAAAGAGACGCAGGCCGACAAACTGGCGCTCGCCGCCGGTCTGACGACCAAGGAAGCCGTGATCGCGCGCCGGGACGGCGGCGACTGGCGGCGCACCGCCAAGCAGATCAAGCGGGAACTGGAAAACGACCGCAAGCTGGAAATCCCCTCGGTCTATGAGGCCGACACCCAGGACCAGGAAAACGCCCTTTCCGGCACACCGCAGGAGCGTGAATCGTGAATCCCATTCTTGCCCGTTTCGACAATCAACCCGCGCTCGTGGCCGAGGAACTGGCCGCGTGGCTCGAAGTCTGCGCGATGCAGGCGACGAGAATCCTTGAGCAGATCGAAGCGCAGCAGGCCGATAGTCAAGTCGACCTGTCGGCGTCCGACGATTTCTGGTTCGCGTCCGATGATTGGCGTTCCGCCTACCGCCCCTACACGGTGAAGAACGGCATTCTCCGCGTTCCCGTGCATGGTGTGCTCCTGAACAAGTTCCCCTGGCAACTCGGTGGATGGGCTACCGGCTACGAGTACATCACCCAGGCGGTCAAGCGCGGTCTCAACGACGGCGACGTCAAGGGAATCGCACTCGATATCGACTCGGGTGGCGGCCTGATTTCTGGGAACTTCGAACTGGTCGATTTCATCCACGCCTCGCGCGGCAAGAAGCCGATCAAGGCGTTCGCCTCGGACTCGGCCTATTCCGCCGCCTACGCGATCGCCTCGGCGGCCGACGATATCAGCGTGACGCGCTCCGGTGGCGTCGGTTCGATCGGCGTGGTGGCGACCCATATCGAGGTTTCCGAGCGGATGCGGATGCAGGGTGTGAAAGTCACCTTCATCTTCGCCGGCAAGCACAAGGTTGACGGCAACCCCTACGAGGCGCTGCCGAAGGGTGTGCGCGACAAGATTCAGTCTCGCGTTGACGCGAGCTACAAGGAGTTCGTGGGCCTGGTGGCCCGGAACCGGGAGATGGACGAAAAAGCGATCCGAGACACGGAAGCGCAAACGTACACGGCTCCCGAAGCCCTCGAAGTCGGGCTGGCCGATCGTATCGGCGGGCCGATCGACGACGAGATAACGGCCTTTGCGGCCACATTCACTCAGCAAGAGGATGGAGACATGGCCGAGAAACAGGCCCAGTTCACCGAATCTGACCTCGATTCCGCCAAGGCCGAAGCCTTCGCGGGTGGGGAGACGAAAGGCGCCGAAACCGAACGCGCCCGCATCACGGGCATTCTCGGCTCCGACGAAGCGAAGAACCGACCCGCAGCGGCGATGCTGATGGTCGAACTCGGTGTCGACGCGAAGACCGCCGCCGAGAAACTGGCGAAGATGCCCGAGGAAACGAAGGCAGAGGCGCTCAAGTCGGACGAGCCGAAAGGCCAGGGTGCCGGTGCCCCGAAAGGGATGCTCGACGCCGCGATGAAGGGTTCGGAACACGAATCCCTCGGCGACGGCAACGACAACGACGAGAAGTCCGAGGCCGCCGCCGACGAAGCCCTGCTTCTGAGCGCCGGCCTGCCGGGCTTCAGGAAGCAACAGTCGAAGTAAGGAGGCCAACATGGCAACCGTTACCCCTCCCTATGCGGATCCCGGCATCGCCAGCTTCGAGGTTCTGGACACCTACACCCAGAACTTCCTCCTGGCGGGCAACCACCCCGAGTTGGCCCCGGCCTACTCCTACCCGGTCAAGGCTGCGGTCGTTCTGCCGCAGTTCTCGGTCGTCGGTCTCGATGCGAGCGGCTTCCTTGTCGCCGCCGTCGAGGCTTCGGAAGTCACGCCGGTTCAGGCGATCGGCGTCCTGGCCCACGCGGTCACGGGCGGCCTCGCCGATGGCGACGTGAACGGCCAGGTCTGGTACTCGGGCTGCTTCAACATGGACGCTCTCGTCTGGGATGCGTCCTACAACACGGACGCCGAGAAGGCTGCTGCCTTTGCCGGTGCTCCGACTCCCACCACCATCATCGTCGCCAAGCGCGGCGCCTAACGGAGACCAGAGATGGCAGACTCTCAGCACTACGAACTCTGGGACACGAACAAGTTCCTGGGCGTCTGGCGGAACGTCGAACCGGACCCGCTGGTCTGGACCTCGTTCTTCCAGAGCGAAATCCTCTCGGAAGACGAGTACATCGACTTCGAGAAGATGCCGATCCAGAACCGCAAGCTGGCGCCCTTCGTGCTCCCGCTCGCGCGCGGCGGTTCGATCTACGACGACACGGCGACCGGCTACCGCTTCAAGCCGGCCTATGTGAAGATGGAAGATCGCATCGACCCGCTGATGCCGCTCACCCGGCGCGTCGGCATCGACGCCAACATGACGCAGATGCCTGTGAAGCTCTCGCCGACCCAGCGCCTCTACCTCATCCGCGCGGCGATGACCGCCGCCCACGTCAAGGCGTATGACCGCACGCTGAACTACATGGCGGCGATCGCCCTGCGTGACGGCAAGATCACGCTCAAGGGGAAGGACTACCCGGAGACGCTGGTCGATTTCCAGCGGGCGGCCGGGCATACGATCACCCTTGGCGCCGGCGCTCGCTTCGGTGATGCTGGCGTGTCGATCGTCGACTTCTTCCAGAGCGTCGTGGACACCATGACGCAGGCAGAATTCGGCGCGATGCCGACCATGGCGACCATGGGCGGCGACGTCTGGGAAGTGGTCCGCAAGGACACCGAGTTCCTGGACCACATGGACACGAACATTCGCGGTGGCAACATCACGATCGAGCGTGGCCTTGTGCCGGGCGAGCCGCGCTTCAAGGTCGGCGAGATGATGGTCGGCGGCGGCTCCGGTGCCCGGATCGAACTCTGGGTGGACAATTCCACCTACGTCGACCAGAACACCGGCGCCACGACGCGGTATATCGGCGCCAAGCAGATCCTGTTCACCGGGGCACCGCAGGCAATCAACGGCTTCCAGGCGTTCGGTCGCATCATCGACCGCGCGGCCAATTGGGAGCCGATGCGCCTGTTCCCGAAGAACTGGGTGACGCAGGGTGACGTCGAAGTGGAGTACATCACCCACAAGGGCGCCCCGCTGATGGTGCCGATCAACCCGAACGCGACGCTCCTGGCGAACGTCCTCGCCTGAGCCTGACACTTGGGCGGGCCGTATTGTCGGCCCGCCTTCACTTTCAACTTGGAGACCGCCATGAAACTTGGTTTCACCCTTCACCAGATCACGGTCGGCAAGGACCGTCGTCGTCTGCCGATCAACAGCGTCCAGTCGTTCGATGACGCCGAATTCGACCGGCTGCTGAAACTGACTGCCGTTCGCATTCCGACCGACTCGGAACTGGCGATCTACGAGGCCATCAACGGCAAGGCCGAGAAGCCCGCCACGGCGACGAAAGCCGAGAAGCCCGCCAAGGCGACGAAAGCTGCCGCGCAGACGGGCGAGGACACCGCGAGCATTGGCACCGCCGATGCGACCACGACCGACCCCGATGAGGTCGAGGAAATCTGATGGCCGGCTGGCGCGACACAAAGGCTCGTGCCAAGGCGACCGTCCACCGGACGTTCGAGTACCCGGCGGTGTATCTCTCACACGCCGCCGGGACTCCCGTGCCCTGCAATGTCAGGGTTCATTCCAAGGTATCCGTGACCCAGAACGAATTCACCTGGCCGCAGACGAGCGGATTCCTTGAAATCGACCCGCGGATCATCTTCGACGAGGCGGAAGTCCCGAAGCCTCTGCCGAAGGCATATGTGATCCTCTCGCAGACCGAGATTTACCGCATCGGCACCCCGGCCCCCTTCAAGGACGGTTACGCGGCTGCCGAAGTCCTGCAACTGTCCGACCCGGACCTCAGTGCTTTCGTCGCGCTGATCGACTTCAACGATCCGGCCTACGCCGGCCTCCCTGGGTGATACGGTGGAATTCGCCATCGTCATAGAAGGTTTCGCGGCAGGCGGTTACATCGGCAACCTGCCTCCCGAGAAAGTCGCTCAGGCTGCATCGCGGGCGATCAACAAGATTGCCGACAAGACCCGCACCCGTGCCGACAAGGCGGTACGCACGCAGATCGCATTCCCGGCCCGCTACCTTGGACCTGCTTCCAAGCGCCTGTGGGTGGAGACGAAGGCGAGCAAGGTGAACCTTGAAGCCGTGGTTCGCGGTCAAGGGCGCCCGACGTCACTCGCCCAGTTCAGTCGGGCGAAACCGCTTGGACCAGGGCAGCGCCACAAGAACGGCGAGGTCGACGTAATGGTCAAGCCCGGCGTCCGGAAGTTCGTTCGCCGCGCCTTTATCATGCGCTTGAAGAATGGCAACCTCGGCCTAGCTGTACGCACGAACGGCGGCCCGCCGCCCGGCGCCTACCGCCCGAAGCCGATCACTGATCGTCTGTGGTTGCTTTACGGCCCCTCGGTCGACCAGGCGCTTATAAGCGCCCGTAATGAGGGCGTCTACGACGATCTTACGCCGGAAACGCTCGACGCCCTCGAAGCTGAATTCTTCCGGCTCATCGCCTTGGAGGAACGCAATGGCTGATCCCTTCCGTCTGAGGGTGATGAAGGGCATCACCGACCAGATCAAGACCGTGACGCCGGCGAACGGCTACACCAACGACCTGTCGGATTACGTCGATGATGCCGGTCGCACCGCGTCGCGCGTGTTCCGCGGCCGGGATATATTCTCGGGCGCAGAGCCGTTGCCTCTGGTTTCGATCCTTGAGGATTTCCGCGACCAGGAGCAGATGCAGTCGCCGTCCGGAAACCCTGAGCGCGCAGGCAAGTGGAAGATCCTCGTGCAAGGTTTCGCAAAGGACGACTTCGACAATCCCCTCGACCCCGCCTATGTGCTCTGCGCCGAGGTCGTCTCGGCACTCGCCAAGGCGAAGGGGGATCGAAAGAACCTGTTCGGTCAGGGCAATCGTATGCCATGTGTGACCGAACTGGCAATCGGGCAACCTGTGACCCGACCCGCAGACGGGCAGATTTCGGACGCCGCGTTCTTCTTCCTGCCCATAACCCTCACCGTCGTCGAAGACCTCGAAAATCCCTTTGCGTGATTTGATTTTCACGTTATAAGGGACTAACCCTCAAGGAGTGAAACATGGCACGATCCTCCCAAAACCTGAGCCTCGGGAAAGGCGAACTCTACTTCTCGCCGTTCGCCGCAGGCACCCAGACCCCGACCGGCTTCGAGTGGCTTGGCAACTGCCCGGCCTTCACGCTCAACGCCGAGATGGAGAAACTGGATCACTTTGGCTCCACCGGCGGCATCCGCCAGAAGGACGAGTCGGTGATGCTGTCGAAGGATATCACCGGCACGATCACCTGCGACGACATTCGCGTAGACAACATCGCCCGCTTCATCGGCGCCGATACCTCGACCAAGACCGACGCCGGCGCGACCGGACTCTCGCACACGATCACGGACTCGGTGCAGGGCCGTCGCTATCAGATCGGCGCGAAGCTGGCGAACCCGTCCGGGGACCGTCAGATCACCGTCACGGCGGTCGCGGACAGCGTTCCCACAACCTACACCGCCGGGACCGACTACATCGTCTATTCCGAACTCGGGATGGTCGAGATCGTCGCTGGCGGAACGATCCTCGACGGCACCGACCTGACCGTGACCTACGACACGGCCGCGCACTCGCGCAGCGTGTTCGTCTCGGGCGAGGACGAGATCGAAGGCGAACTCAAGTTCGTCGCGGACAACCCGGTCGGTCTCAACATCGACTACTACATGCCCTGGGTGAAACTGTCGCCCAACGGCGAGTTCGCGCTGATCACCGAGGAATGGGCCACCCTGCCCTTCAACGTGGAAGTGCTCAAGAAGTCGGGCTACGCGGCGCTCTACGGCGACGGCCGCCCGGTGCTGCCATAAGGCTGACCATTGAAGGAGGACACAATGGGACTGCGTGACTACCAGGAACCGTTCGCGGAAATCCAGGCGAAGACGGCTGCGGGGACGAAACCCCTGGCCGTCTTCGGCCTCACCCTTGAGCAAGCCGTTTTCCTCGCAAGGGACTACGGTGAGCACATTGCCCCGATCTACGCCGAAGCCCGTGAGAACGGGCTGACCGAAGACCGGACGGCGCAGATCATGGCCGAACTTCTCACCGAGGCCCCGGCGATGGTCAACATGATCTGTTACTTCGCGCTTCGCTGCGAGAGCGAGGAAGACATGGACACGGTTGCGCGGATGCCGGTCGGCCTTCGCATCGAGATCGTCGAGACCGCGGCGAAACTGACGTTCCACTCGGAGAACGGGCCGGGAAAGGTGATGGGGATCGTCGTCAACACGTTCCGGGCAGCGATGGGGATAGCGGCGCAAAACGCCGGCAAGATCAAGGCGGCCCGGAAACGCTGAGAGAGTGGATCTGGGGACTCCGCAAGAACGCAAGCCTTCTTCTGGCAAACGGGCATAGCGGAGTCTTCACCTACTCGATCGGGCGACTACTGGATGAGGCGGCAATCGTGGCTGAACGCAGGAACGCCGACTTGGCAAATGCGGCCGTGCTGATCCAGATGGCGATCCACACCTTTCCGGTCACGGACTCGAAACCCGCAATCACCGAAGCGAACAAGAAGATTCGCGAGTTCAGCGCCGCCATAAACAGGATGATCGAGGAACGGTGAATGGCCGAAAAGTACGCTGACCTACGCATCCGGGCGCACGACGAGTTCTCAAAGGTACTCGCGAACGGACAGAAAGCCCTCGATCAGTTCACCAAGAGCGCGTCCCGAAAGGACGTGCTCAAGGCGTCCATTGCCCAGCGGCAGGCGATCGCAGATCAGCGCACCGCTGTCGCCGAGTTGCAGAAGCAGTATGCGGCCCTGGCCGCGACCGCCAAGACCAGTTACACGCGCGATCTCGCCGTGGATATGGTCAATCTGCGGGACAAGATTTACAAGACGCGCGACGCGCTCAACGACCAATACGCGACGTTGCAGAAGTTGCGAGGGACGGGTTCGTCCTTCGCCAATTTCTCACGGAACGTCACGGAGATGCAGAAGGCCGCTGCCGCTTCGGCTGGCAGTCTCGACGGTCTGCGCGCCCGTGTCAACGAACTCCGGGCGGCTCAGGATGCCGCTGCCGCCTCGGCGAAACGCTACCTTTCGTCGCAGAGGACCGCTGACGCGGTGGGACCGTCCTTCGGTTCGACCAACGCGGCCCTCGGGCGGAAGTTCTCCGACGAGGCGAAGTCGCTGAAACGCGATATCGCCGGCCTCGAAGTGCAGATGCAGCGCATGAAAGGGGCGACGCAGAGTTCGTTCCTCGATTTCAGCAAGAAGGCCGCCGACCTCGAAAAGACCTCGGACGCGGCGCGGCAGGCGACCAGCAGCCTCGGCGCCCTCTCGGCGGCCGAAAAGAAACTGGCCGCCGCATCGAAGGCGACGGAGACTTCGCGCGACCGCGCGGCGCGCATGGCGGCTGAACTGCGCTCGGTGCAGGGCGAGATCATCGCCAAGTACGGCGCTGAATCCGCCGAAGCCCGAAAGCTGACGGCCTCCCTGGCCGCGCTCGACGCGAAGGCCCTCGGCGTCGCAGCGTCGCAAGGCCGCATGGGGACCGCGATCACCGGGGCCACCGGCGCGATGGGGGCGCAGGGTCGCCGGGCGCGACAGAACTGGGGATCCGACGTCATCGGCGAAGATCAGGACGTCATGGCCTTCGGCCTGCGTCCATATCAGCTCACGAACCTCGGCTACCAGATCAACGACGTGATTTCCGGTGCTGCGATGGGACAACCCATCCTGCAAATCTTCGCGCAGCAGATCGGCCAGTTGCTTCAAATCTTCCCCGCATTCTCGCGCGGGATGATGGGTGTTTTCCAGGTTCTAGAACGTGCGCCGGCCCGCGCCGGTGCTGCCGGTGTTGCGCTTGTCCTGATCGGGACGGCAATGCGTCGTGTGGCGCAGGAAGCCTCCGACGCTCGCACCGCCATGAACGGCGCCGACGACGTTCTGACCGCCTTCGGCGACGCGGCCAGCTACTCCGTGACGGAGATCGCACAGGCTGCCGTCGCCATGAAGGGCATCGCCGGCTCGGTCGAGGACGCGCTGAAAATCGCGAACACGTTCACGCGCGCCGGGATTCGCACGGATCGGTTTCAGGAACTTGCCGACGTGGCGGCGAAGTTGTCGGGCCTCACCGGGGCGGAAATCCCCGACATGGCGAAGCAGTTGTCCGACGCCTTCTCGGGCGGCTTCGACTCGCTGCGCGAGTTCGACAAGGAACTGAATATCTTCACGGCAGCCGAACTGGAAGCCATCCGCGCGATGTACGCGGCCGGCGACGCGGCCGGGGCGCAAGAACTTGCCTTCGACGCCTTGCAGGCGAAGCTGGCCGACACGACGGAGGCGACCGGCCCCTGGTCGCGTGCGTTCTCGTCCCTTGGCGGGATTTGGGACAGTCTCGTTGACGCGCTCGCCAACAGTGCCCCAATTCAAGGGACGGTCGAGGTCATCAACCTGCTCGGCGGCGCCGTCGATCAACTTGCCCAGGAGGGCAAGGCGTTCGTCGACAGTCCGTTCTTCCGCTTCCTTCTCGGTGATTTCTCGGTCGGCCAGCAGGTCGACGATATCGACGCGCTCAAGAACAAGGCGCGGGAACTCACGAACGCGATCAACTTCATCCAGTCCGGGGGAGACGTTTCTTCGCTGTCTCCGTTCTGGGTATGGCTTCTCGGCACCGACCGGATGCTTGCGGAGATGCAGGCACAGCTTGCGGAGACCCAAGAGCAACTGAATTCCCTCGGCTCGGACTTCGATCCCGGCCTGACGATCGACAAGGTGGAAGAACTCCGGAAGTCCTACGGTGATTTCTCTGCCGAACTGGGTGAGACAAACAAGGCTCGGGGCGAAGAAGCGGCGAAGGCCGGGCTTTCTGCACGCCAGGCGGAAATCGAAACCTCGAAGCGCGAGGCGTTGAACCGCGCGCTCGAACTCGGTCTCAACAAACTCGACGACTGGGCCGACCTGTGGGCGAAGGAAGCAGCGGCCATCGAAGAATCGGTGAACGCCAAGCATGATGCCATCGAAGCGGCCGAACGACTGGCCGACGCGCAGGATCTCGTCACCAGTGCGATCGAGGAAACCCGCACCGAACAGGAAGAATACGCCGACCAGATCAAGGAACTGGAAGACGCCCTCGCCGAGATGGCAGAGGCCGGGATGGAGGGGAGCGAAGCCTACCTCGCCGGCCAGGAGGCCCTTGCGAAGATGCGCAAGGAGGCCGAGGCTGCCGAGACGCCGTTCGACAAACTCGGACAGAAGATTCCCGAGGTCGCCCTTGAACTGCAAAGGCTGAACGAGCTGGCGGCGATCAACGTGCTCGAACAGGAGGCGTTGAAAGCGGCGAAATCGTGGGACGAAGTGGCGGCGGCGCTGCAACGCGCCTCGGCGGCGCGGGATGCCGTCAACCAGAAGTTCGACGAGCAGATGCTTGGCGACCTTTCCGGAACCGACGCGACCGAAGTGACGGCGAAACTGCTCCGGAAGGAAGAAGGTTTCCGCGACACACCCTACTACGACGTGAACGCCTACCGCGTCGGTTACGGCTCGGACACGATCACTCTGTCTGATGGCACGATTCAGGCCGTCACGCAAGGAATGCGGGTGAGCGTGGAAGACGCGAACCGCGACCTCTACCGCCGCATCGGGGAGGAATTCCTTCCGCGTGTTCAGGGTCAGATTGGGGCAGACCGCTACGCCTCCCTGAACCCGCAACAGCAGGCCGCCCTTGGGTCGATCGCCTACAACTACGGTTCTCTGCCGAGCAGCATCGTCGAGGCCATTCGCACGCAGACGACCGAAGGAATCGCCGACGCCATTCGGGCACTCCCCGCGAACCCGGAGCGTCGTCAACGCGAGGCGGCTCTGTTCGAGTCGAACATCGGTGTCGCAGGCCAGGAGGCCGAGGCGTCCAGGCAACGACAGGAGGCCACTCAGGAAGAACAGAAGCGCGTCGAAGCGCAACAGGCGTATCTAGAAGGTCTCGATACAAGTCTCAGCCGGCAGGAATACGAAAACTCCCTGCTGAAACTGAACAACACCGACCGCGAGATTGCTCTTGCGATCTACGACGAGGAATTGAAGGCCAAGGAGAAGGGCGTCGTTCTCGACGAGCAGCATCGCCAACGCATCGCCGAGAACATTCGCCTCAAGAACGCCGAGAAGGACGCTCAGGAGCAGATCGCGGCGGCAGAGCAGAAGGTCAACGATCTGGTCGAGCGCCGGAAGGTGCTTGAGCAGGAATTCGAGATTGCCCGTGACAGCGGGGACGGCGAAAAGGCCGAAGCCATTCGGGCGCAGATTGAAGCCCTGAACGTCGAATTGACGGCGGCGATCAACCACGCGCAGCAACTCACCGCTTCCCTTGGTGGAGCAGGCGCGGATGCCGCCATCGCGAAACTGGACGCGCTGAAACTCAAGACGAAAGACCTGGGAGAGTCGTCGCGCGTCACCGGAACCCAGATCAACAACATGCTGGGCAATGCGGCCTCGAACGCGATCAACCAGTTTTCGCAGTCGCTCGCCGAGGGTAAGGGCTTCGTGGAAAGCCTCGGCGATGCGTTCCGCAAGTTCGTCTCGGACGCGCTCATCCAGATCGGCCAGCTTATCGTCCAAATGACGATTATGAACGCGCTCAAGAACAGCGGCATCGGGGGCAAGATCGCAGGCGGTCTCAATCTTCTCACCGGCGTAGCTCACACCGGCGGCGTGATCGGTTCCAATATCGCCATGCGGCGCGTCGTGTCTCCCGGCATCTTCGCCGGGGCGACGCGCTACCATACGGGCGGCGTGATCGGCCTGAAACCGAACGAACGGCCCATCATCGCCAAGGTCGGGGAGGAAATGCTGACCGAGGACGACCCCCGGCATCGCAACAACATCAACCAAAATAATGGGACGACCATCATCAACACGTTCGATGCCGACGACGTGGTTGACCGCTCGCTGTCCGGTCCCCGCGGGCGCCGCATCCTTGTCAACGCGATCCGGGGTTCCCGGACGGAAATCAAGGCGATCCTCGGGACATGAGCATGAAATCCCTGAAGCGTGTCGGCCCAATCGCCATGACGCAGCCGAACTGGTCGAATCCGGTTTCGGTCGAATATCAATTCAAGACCAGTGTTCTGACGGCTGAGGACGGGAGCGAGCAGCGCGAAGCCCTTCGCCAGACCGCCCGTGTCTCGTTGTCCTTCGACGCAATCCTGCACGCCGACGAGATGCGCCGTCAGGTTGCCGATCTTGCAGCGGGGCAGCATAAGCGCTTCGTCGTTCCCGCGCGGTGGAGAACGGTTCATCTGGCGGCACCCGCGACCGGCGGCGCGACAACCCTCTCCGTCGATTCGGTCCCGTTCTGGCTGGTTCAAGGCACTACCGTCGTCCTGTTCGACGGGGATACGATGGAGTCCGTAGAGGTATCCTCGATCGCCGGGACGACACTCACGCTCTCAACCCCCTTGGTGACGGACTTCGCGCCCGGTTCGCGGGTTCACCCGGCAATCTGGGGGCGGGTGCAGGATACCGTCAGCTTCGCGGCGAGAACGAACCGCACATGGACGGGTTCCGCCAGGTTCGACGCGGACCCGGCAGCCGACCCGCAACCGATCGCGCCGGCCACCCCGACGCTGTTCGAGGGGCGAGAGTTGTTCCTGACCAGGCCGAACTGGAAAAGTTCCCCCTCGATCACCTTCAAGCAGACGCAGGACGTGGTGGATTTCGACACGGGGCTGATCGAGGTCGGGACGCCGCGCGTCGATCACACGATCACCCTCAAGATGGGCTACCTCGGCAAGTCAGCCGACGAGGCCGAGCAACTGATCGGGCTGTTCCTGCGGATGCGCGGCCGGCGGAACTCGTTCTGGATGCCGACCTGGCAGGACGATATCTCCCCGAAGATCGACGCCCCGGTCGGATCGTCCACCATCGAAGTCGCCGGGAGCGAGTTCCGCGACGCCTTTGCCACGTCGAAGACCTATACCGTTCTCGCCGTCGAATGGAAGGATGGCTTCATCCAGGTCAACAGGATCGCCTCGCAGGCGCTTTCCGGCAGCCTTGATAGCGTTTTGACGACGACCGATCCCTGGGTGCGAGCCGTCGACTCCTCGGCCACCGTCATGTGGTGCCCGCAATGGCGCTTCGCCACAGACCTGCTGGAAGTTCAATGGGTCACGGACCAGGTGGCCGAAGTCACCTTCGCCCTGCAATCCCTTATGAACGAGGCTCCGTGACATGGCGATCAACGACTTCGAGACGAGCGAGGATCGCGGTCAGCCGGTGAACCTGTTCAAGTTCATCTTCGGCACCGGGCCGTCGTCGTTCTACGCCTACACCAACGCCGAACAGGAGATCGACCACGGCGGGATCACCTACAACCCTCTGCCGATCTCGGCGGGGGCGGTGAAGGCGACAACGAAATTCACCGAATCCGAATTGCAGATCGAGGTCGCCAGGTCGTCAGAGATCGCGCAACTGTTCCAGGGCTACCCCGGCGGCAGCGTCGTCAGCCTGATCATGCGTCAGGGCCACGCCCCGAACGCCGACGATCCCGCTGGCTGGGCGACAGGGGAGAATTTCCCCGTGGTCTGGACCGGGCGGGTGCTGGAATCCCTTCCGGGGGGCGCCGTTCACACGCTCGTATGTTCCGCCTCTGGAAGCGGGCTCAATCGCCCAGGTCTTCGGCGCAACTACCAATGGCCCTGCCCGCTCGTGCTTTACGGCTCCCGCTGCCAGGCGAACAAGGCGGCGGCGTTGCGCGCGGGCACCGTCACCGCGATCACAGGCAACAGGGTCACGCTGGCGGCCGGGTGGATGGGCGCGAACGTCGAGGTGGATTTCATCGGCGGGCTTGCCGAGTGGGACACGGTGGACGGCACCGAGTTCCGCGGCATCCTCCGCGTCGATCCGGGTGGCGTCGTCGTGATGACCGGCCCGGCGATCCGGCTCCTGGTCGGCGACACGTTCCGGGCCTACCTCGGTTGCCCGCACACGCTTGCCGGGTGCGGCGCGCTCCACTCGAACGAAGTCAACTACGGCGGGCAGCCGTGGATTCCGACCGAGAACCCCGTCAACAAGAACAACCATACGTGAGGTAGAGACGTGCCACTTCCCTTCCTTGCGCAACTCGCCTGGGGCGTCGCCCTACAGGTCGTGGGCTTCCTCCTGGCCCCGAAGCCGAAGCAGCCGAAACCCCCGTCCGTGAGCGACGTGGAAGACCCGACAGCGGACGCCGGGAGGCCGATTCCGGTCGTCTTCGGCAGCGTGACGATTACGGGCGTGAACAACCTCGGGTTCTGGGACAAGCAGATCGCCACGCGGAAGGTGAAGGTCAAGAAGAAATGACGGAGCGCGTGACCATCAACGATTGCAGGGCCGCGGGCTACTGCGTCATCGGGGTCCGTCGCCATTGCGCGACGCTGGGGCTGGATTTCCGCCTTCTCGCGCGCGACGGCCTGCCCCTGGAAGAAGTCGAACACATCGAAGACGCCGCCGCGCAGAGGATCGTCGCGCAGGCGAAAAGGAGGATCGGGGGCGATGGGTGGTAAACCGAAACGCGAGGTCTACGACTTTCTTATGAGCATCGACTACGGCCTCTGCCACGGGCCTGTGGACGCGATCAACCAGGTCTGGGTGAAGGACAAGCCGATCTGGTGCGGATGGGAGAAGGTGCGCGCCGACAAGGACGTGAACCAGCCCGACCTGTTCGGTGGTGACGATGCCGAAGGTGGCTGCGTCGGCGTTGCCGAGTTCTATCCCGGCGACGACGACCAGGTGTCGAGTGACGAACTCGCGTCGCGCACCGGGCGTACGCCCGCCACCATGCCGGGCTACCGGGGGCTTGCACACCTGTTCTTCCGTGGCGGCGGAAATTCCGGCTTCCGCTGGTCGTCCAACAACCCCTATCTCCCCCCGGTGAAGGCGTCGGTGACGCGGATTCCGACGAGTCTTGATCCTGTCAACAGCCGGATCATGCCCCCGGTCGGGGTGGCCGAGGACGGATCGTTCATTCCGGCCAGCATCACCGCTGCCGGTGACGGATTCACAGACGATGTTGTCAGCGCGTTGCCGACGGATACGCCCGAGGCGCGGGCCAACGCCCTTTACATCGCGAGTTCCAACCCCGCGTGGACGAACACGAACCTGCCGCGCGTCGATCTTCTCTCGCTCGGGCTGACGCGCGAGGAACTGGACACGCTCGTCGGAAACCCGAACTTCACCGCAAAGTGCGGTTTCGACGGCTATACCTGGGACGCTGGCGGCCCCGTCGCCGGGCAGTTCTTCGCGGAGATCGGGTTCTTCCCCGACGATGGCACCGGGAACCCGGATTTTGCGAATCCGATCGTGTCTCCCCCGGGTAGCGGCCCGCAAAGCGACTACTCCAACGAGGTCGGTAACAAGTCGATTTCGGTGGAATGCCTGATCCCGGCGAATGCGCGGTTCGTCATCTACAAAGCATGGATCGTTCTCTGGTCGCCGTTCTTTGAATACGCGAGGGTCGATTACCGCTATCGCGGCCTGAAATACCCCGACCTCGACTACGCGCATTGCAAACCCGACGGAACCCTCGGCACCCTGCCAGACGCCAATCCGGCGCACGTCATCTACGAATGCATGGTGAACGCAGAATGGGGTCGCGGCGAAGACCCGGCTCTGATCGACGTGGCGTCCTTCAACGCCGCCGCGCAGGTCTTCTACGACGAGTTCATGGGAATCTCCTTCGGCTGGTATCGGTCGGATAAAGTCGCGACGATCATCCAGGAAGTCCTCGACCACGTTCAGGCTGCGCTCTACCAGAACCCGGCGACCGGCCTTTGGGAACTCAAGCCATTGCGAGGGGGCTATTCAACGGTCGGCCTGCGCACCCTCGATCCGTCGAACTGCACCATCGACAACCCGAAGCGTCGGGCGTGGGGGGAGACGGTCAACGAGATCGTCGTCAGCTACACCGACCCGCAGACTGAGGAAGAAGCGACCGTGGTGTCGCACAACCTCGGGAGCATCGCCGTCCAGGGTGGCGTGATTTCCGAGCCGCGCAACTACTACGCTTTCCGCAACCCGTTCATCGCGCAGAAGGTCGCGGATCGGGACGTGGCGGCGTCTGGCTATCCGCTGTTCTCGGCGCAGGTGACGGCGAACCGGGAGTTCTGGGATGTAAACCCCGGCGACGTGCTCTTTTTCTCCTGGCCCGCCGAGAACATCACCAACATGATCGTCCGGGTGATGGACGTTGATCGCGGCACGATCAACAGCCGCAAGGTCGTCATCGACATTGTGGAGGACGTGTTCGCCGTCGAACAGACCGCCTATTCCTCGCCGCAGGGATCGCTCTGGACGACCGACCGCATCGCCCCGGCCGACATGCCCTACAAGGCAGCCGTGACCGCGCCGCTCCCGACCCTGGTGCGCCTCGGCGGCGACATTGCCGAGATCGACTCGCGCTACCCGGAAGTCGGGACGCTCCTGATGGCCGACCAGTTGCCGCGCCCGTTCGACGTGGAAGCGCACACGGCGGTCGTCAAGACCAACGGCTCGACGGTGGTTGAGGCAGTCTCCACGTTCCCGGTTGCCCGCTCCGGGACGATCCCGGCGGCGCTTGTGCCCGAGGTCGCCAGCACATTGCCGGGGCTCCTGGTCGCGGACGTTCTTTCGCAGGCGCCCGACGAGGGCGACCTGTTGATGCTCGGGGACGACGAGGCGACCGGCGAGATCGTCATGCTCGACAGCTACGACGCCGGGCTGGACGAGTGGACGGTGGCGCGCGGCATCTGGGACACGATCCCGCGCGACTGGCCGGCCGGGACGCGACTCTGGGCGTTCCCCGACAGTTCGCTCCGCACCGACCCGACGATCCGGGCGGCCGGGGAGAACGTGACCTACTGGTATCTGCCCCGGACCACCGAGGGGCGGCTGCCGATCAGTCAGGCGACGCCGGTTGACTACACCGCCACCGAACGCCCGCATCTGCCGTTCCGCCCCGCGAACTGCCAGTTGGACGGGACGGGCTTCGCCGGGGTCGATTACAGTTTCGGGACGACCGGGGTGCCGGTTCCGGCGACGATCACCGCTACCTGGGAGAACCGCAACCGGACGAGCGAGGATTCCGTCGCGCTCAAATGGGACGGCGGCACCGTCGCCGGGGAAGCCGGGCAGACGACCGTGCTGCGGGTTCTCGACGTCGCCGGGGTTCTCGACCACGAGATCACCGGACTCTCGGGAACGTCTTATGCCATCGACACGTCAACCCTCGTCGTGGACCACGGGTTCATCGAGTTCGTGTCCGAGGCGTCAGGGCGGCGGTCGATGATGGGCCTCCGGTTGCCGTTCGACGTGCGCCAAGGCGGCTATGGTCAGGGCTACGGCCAATACTATGGGCCGTGACAGGTCAAAGTTGCAAGTTACAAGTGAATGTGCTAGTTGTACGTGAAACGGGATTGCGATGACAAAGCGACGGTTCAACATTCTCCTGCGGTCAACCATGGCGGTTCCCACCGCGGCGCAGTTCGGCGCCGTCGCCGTCGACGCCTTTTCCCGCGACCGAACTCTATTCGACAGTGGTGCGGGCTTCGGTCGCAACAGCGCGGACGTTCCCCTGTCAGGCACCGGGACGCCGGGCGAGGTCGTCCAGGCACGCGCGCTTTCGGTCGATGACGGCGGCAGCACTTCGACTGCGTGGGCTGATATTGCCACGGTCGGCGGCGACGGGACGTGGAGCGGCACGATCTCTGCCCCGAAGTCGTCGTCCTGGTATCGGCCGCAGGTGCGGCTGAAGGCACATCCCGGCGTCGCCGCGCAAGGCGCCCAGCGCTTCGGCGTCGGCCATGTCATCGCGATCTGGGGCCAGTCGGAGCCGGACCGCATCATCTCGACCTTCCACAACGCCACGACGCCGCCAGCCGTGCCCGACCCCGAGGCGGTGCAAGTGTTCCACGGCGCGGCGGCGACACCGGCGCGCCATCTCGTCACCGATGCGGCGCCCTTGACCGCGGGGGCGGCGGCTCTGGCCGCGACGCTGATCGCCGCGCGGCCGGGCGAGAAGTTCGCGGTGATCTTCCAGACCGTGCCCGGCACTGATCCGCGCGAGCTGGTGAACGATGCCAATCCGGGCCGGTCCTGGGCCGCCGACAAGGCGCTGCACGACTTCGCCACCGCCGATGGCCAGCATGTGGGCCTTGCGGCGATGTCGTGGTTCGCGGCCCCCGGCAGCTTCGGCGCGGCCTATGGCGAGGCGATGTTTCCGCTGTTCGCAGGCAGGACGATCTCGGGCGCGACGGTCACGTTTCCGGCCACCATCACCTACGGCTCGGGCCTGAGCTACCACGCCGATCACTGGTTCGGCGAGCTTTACGACTACGCGAAGACCCGCTGGGTGCCCTACGGGCCGCACCGGTTCGACATCGACGCGGACATGCAGGACGCCACCCATCTCGTCGGCGGCGCGGTGCAGACCAACCTCGCCAACAAGCAGGCGGTGCGGCAAAGCTGG